CGCCCGGATGCGGAAGATCACCGATTGGCCCTGGGTCAAGGTATACCGCGAGGCCGAGATCACGCCGGTCGTGTGGATCCGCAGCGCCCAGCCCGGCGTCCCCTGGCTGCCGTCATCGGAGAATCGGATGAAGCCGGTGGCCCCATTGAAACCCGCCACATAATCGTCGAACAGGGTCAGCATGATCTGACTGCCCACGGCGCCGACGCCGTAGTCCTTGAAGCCGATCTTGACCTCAAAGTCGCCGCTGGGCATGGCCACATTGGGGATGTTGGCCGAGTCGGCGCCGCGGCAGTAGATGCCGCCGGTGCCGTCGAGATGGATGGCGTTGCCGCCGACCATGTGCCCCGAATCGCCGGTCCAGGTCGGCCCCGAATCAGCCACGTGTCCCGTGAGGTTGGAGGCCACACTCCCGACGAAGGTGTCGGTGAACAGGGCCGGCGAGGTGGGCGGGGTGACCGGCAGATTCTTGGAGACGCCGATCTGGAGTTGCTGGGTCGTACTTAGGGTCTTGAACCGGTAGTAATCGATGGTGTTCGCGGTCGGGGTCGGCGTGGGAGCGGTGCCGGCCGGGAAGATGAAATCCGAGGAGAACGAGGTCGGGCGGGAACCGGTCGCATCCTGCTGAAGGATCAGGTCCCACAATAACCCGATGGCGGCATTGGACACCGCAATCGAGCCATTCGTCCCGTCGAGCACCCGCTCATAGCAAGTGATGCTGGTCAAGTCGAAGGTGCCGCTGTTGAGCACGGTGGGTGGCACCACGGCGGCCGACCCGCCGCCGCCAACGATCGTGCCCCAGGAACCCGAATAGGCCTGGGCCGGAGTGAGCACGTCCAGCGAGGAATAGACCAGCTTGGACGCCACCCCGGAACCCGACTGGAAGGCCGCATAACCCCCGCTGGCGTTGACGTGCGACAGGCCCGTGAGGATCACGCATGACGTGGTGCCGCCCGCGACGCGGACGACATATTGGACGCGATCGAATTGGCCGCCTGAGACTTCCGCCAGCGCGATGCCACCACTGCAATTGATGGCCGCATATCCCAACGTCGCCGATCCACCGCGATCGAGCTGCCAGTCGTTAGCGATCAGCGAATTGAGGGAGCCGCTGGCAACTGCCATAATCGGGCCGGCAGTGAAGTAGCCGGTCGGGTCGCGGAGCCGGAGATTGACCTTGGCTGACCCGATGGTCGAGTTGCCGGTGAAATTGACCAGATTCGTCCCAGGAGTCCCATACGCCGGGGCGGTCGTGATCGTACTCATCGGCACGATCGTCGCATCGATGGAGATGTCATGTACATTGGCGTGATCGATCTTGATCGCCTCCAAGGCCCGCTGCACATAAAACGTGCAATTGATCAGGCGAATATTCGTATAGCTGCCGGTCGTACCGAAAGACCCGGTGACGCCGATATTGTCAAGCTGGAAGGGAGCCAGGCCGCACCAGGCCGAATAATTGGTGAACGTGATATCGTCGATGTAAGCCCCGGCAGGGACGCCGCTGGTCCTGTTGGCATTGGCCGAGATCAACCGCCCGCCCGTGCTCATGTCGCCGTTGACCGCATTGGGGAAGAATGTGCAGTCTGTGACCGAACAATGGGCGATCGGCCCTTGGGCGTAGGAGTTGCCCAGCGTCATGGTGCCGCTCTGATCATTGCCATCGTTGGCATTGAATGCGATGGGATCGTCGCCGGTTGAACCGTAGCAGCCCAAGATATGGATGTTGCTGGAACCACCCTGGACCTGACAGAACGCATCGGCGGCCCCCTGCGGTAGCTGGTTATCGCCGGGCTGGAGAAACTTAGAGCAATTGATCATGACGCAATTGGTCACGTAGCAGAGCTGGAAGCCATAGGACGGGCTGTCGATGATATGGACATTCTCGAAATAGACGTTATCGACTCCGGACATGGTCAGCGAGGGGATCGGCTGGACGAGCCCGCTGACGGGGTCCAACGCGCTCCAGGCCCCGTTGCCGCCCGGCCCCGCCCCGCCCCCGCGACGATTGCCATCGATCGACAGGTCGCGAATGATGATATTTTTGTCGATCTGGGGGTTCGCCGAGGGATTGGCCAGGTTATAGGCGACCAGGTGCTTATTCCAGATGATGGGACATGGCGAATTCCCGGTCGAGCCCATCTTCTGGATGATCGCCCCCGGCATCCCTCGGATCGTCTGATTGCTCCAGGGACGGATCACGTCGACCACGACGAACCCGGGCTGGTCGAAGACGAATTCCAGCGGCTTGCCGGCCTGACCGAACGAATCGAGGATGGCCTGGATCGTCGCCGCATTGCTGGTGCCGGTCGAGTTGGGGCCGCCGGCCTGGACGCCCGACAGCGAGGCATATCGGACCGCCACCGAGCCGCCGCCGCTGGCGGTGCCGGTGACGCTGATGCGATCGAGGGGGAGCGGACCGTCGTCGGTGATGGTCCAGGTCAGCGACGCCGAATCGACGAAATTGAGCGTACCCCGGGTGCCGACGACGGTCGTCGTCCCCGCGGTGGTATGTTCGGTCTCGAGCGGGCCGGCAATCGTCCAGATCGCATCGGTGTTGGAGATCGGAGTGACCTGATTGCAGTACCAGTAGCTCTGATCATTCTGGGTCCAGACCAGCACACCTTGCCGCAGCTGGGCGACCGGGATCACGTTGCGGGCCGCGTGGTCGGCCACCGAGATCACGCCCTGACCGAAGGCCGATATGGTGACGGTGCCGCCGGGCGTCATGCCGCCGGCCGAGGCGATGCCGTATCCCGGGGCGATGTTGAACACCGCCGGCACCCAGGACAGCCCGGTCGCCTGGCTGGAATCGGCGGTCAGCATCGAGCCGTTGCCGCCGACCGGCAGTCGGGCGTTGGTCGTCGTATAACTCCAGAGGTCGCCCTTGGTGGTCAGCGGGCTGGCACCGCCCGACGTCGGGGTGATCCAGGCCAGCCCGGTCGGGGCCGCCGACTGTGCCGCCAGGACCTGGCCGTCGGTGCCGACCGGCTTGACCAGGTCGGCCGCCACCAGGAGGCGGGTGCTGACCGGTGCCGAATTGGTGCCACTGGCCGGGCCCGCTAGCATCTGGTTAGGCGAGGCCACCGTGGGCGTGGGCGCCGGGGTCCACAAGAGCCCGGTGGCAGTCCCCGACGAGGCCGCCAGCAGCTGGCCGTCGAGCCCCACCGGCAGCCGGGCGTTGGTGGTCGTATAAGTCCAGAGGTCGCCCTTGGTGCTGAGCACCGGCAGAGCATAATCGACACCGGCCGTGGCGGTCACCAGGGCACTGGCCTGGCCCTTCAAGACCCCCGCAGGCACGACCTGGAGCGTCAGGTTGGGCGCGGTGGTGGGATTGGTGACGGTCCCCTGAAAACCATTGGCGTTGGTGAAGCCGAAGGATTGGACGGTGCCGCTGCCGGCACCCGTCGCGGGCTTCCAGGACAGCCCGAGCGCCTGGGTGGAATCGGCGGTCAGCACCAGGCCATCGCCGCCGATCGGCAGCCGGTTATTGAAGGTGCTGAAGGTCCAGAGGTCGCCCTTGGTGGTCAAGGGGCTGGACGCCTTGGTATTGAGCTGATTCTGGAGGCTGGTCAGGTCGGCGGGCAGATTGGTCACCTGGTTCTCGGGGATATTGCCGGTGATCGTGGCCGCACTGCCGGTGATATTGCCCGATGGGATCACATAATCGGTGCCGGCCACCGCCGCGGCCAGGGCATTGCCGGCCCCCTTGAGCAGCCCCGTGACCGTCGTCAAGAGCGTGATGGCCGGGGTGGTCGTGGGATTGACGACATTGCCGCCGAAGCCGTTGGCGGCCACCACTGATACCGAGGTGACGGTCCCGCCGCCACCGCCGCCCGAGGGGGCCGGGATCCACGCCAGGCCCGAGGCCGCCGCCGACGAGGCCGACAGGATCTGGCCGTCGGTGCCGACCGGGATCCGGGCATTGGTCGTCGTATAACCCCAGAGGTCGCCCTTGGTGGTGAGCGGACTCGAGGGCTTGGCGGTGATCTGGGTCTGGAGGTTGGTCAAGTCGGTCGATAAGTTGGTGACTTGACTCTCGGCGATCGATCCGGTGATGGTCGCGGCGCTGCCGGTGATGCTCCCCGATGGGATCACATAGTCGGTGCCGGCCACTGCCGCCACCAGCGCACTGGCCGATCCCTTCACCATCCCGCTGACCGTGGTCAGGAGTGTGATCGTCGGCGTCGTGGTGGGGTTGGCCACGCTGCCGCCGAGCCCATTGGTATTCACGATCGACACCGATTGGACGCCCGGCGCGGCGCCCCAGCGCAGGCCCGAGGTCAGCGACGAATCGGCCGTCAGCACCTGGCCATTGGTCCCGACGGGAATCCGCACGTCGGCCGTGGTATAGCCCCAGAGGTCGCCCTTGGTCGTCAAGGGGCTGGTGATGCCGGTGCCGCCCGTCGGCGGCACGATCCAGGAGAGACCGGTCGCCGAGGTCGAGCTCGCCGACAGGATCTGGCCATCGGCACCGACGGGCTTCAAGAGGTCGGCCGCATTGAGGAGCCGGGCCGTCATGGCGCCTGAGCTACCCCCGGTCGCCGGGCCGGCCAGCACCGTATTCGGTGCCACGCTCGCGGGTACGCCGGTCGGGGGCACCGCCCAGGCCACGCCCGCCGCCGCGGCCGACGAAGCCGTCAAGACCTGGCCATCGGTCCCCACCGCCAGCCGGGCGTTGATCGTGGTGTAACCCCACAAATCGCCCTTGGTCGTCAGCGGACTGGGGGTACCGCTCGAGGGGGCGGAGAGTACTGGCGATGTGCCGCCGGTCAAGGTCAAGCCTAAACCCACTTGCACGCCGCCGAACGTGCCGGCGCTATTGTAGCCGGTCAAGGTGTTGGGCGCACCGGCCGCCAGGCCGATTGTGGCCGTGGTCGAACCCAGGGCCACCGATCCACCGCCGGTCATGTAAGGGGCGACCGCCAGAGTGATAGAGGCATTCGCCAGCGCCGCGTTGGGGATGATCCCCGGGCCGAAGTCGGCCGCCGCCAGGCCGCGGAAGGTCGGCACACCGGCGCCCGAGGCCGGAGCCGCCCAGACCGTATTGGCCGCCGCGTTGTTCAGGGTCGCCGTCAGGGTGCCCGAGCCGGTCACCGGCGAGCCGGTCACGGCATAGATGCTGGGCATCACCAGGCCCACGCTCGTGACCGAGCCCGAGTTGTTCAGGGCGGCATTGAGGTCATCGATCGTGCCCGCCGTGCAGCGGCACTCGACGTAGTCGCCGATCGACCAGGGACCATCGGTCGTCCCCTCGATCGCCGTCACCCCTTGCAACAGGTCGCCGGTGCGACCGGTGACGCCATAGATGCCCACGACCTCGCCGGCCAGCGTGCCGTAGGTCGATTGGCGGATCAGCGTCACTCGTACCGGCGAGGCCGGCGTGATCGAGCCAAACGGGATACCCTGGCCACTCCGCAAGACGAACTGGCCCGAACCCGGCGCGTAGGCCGCCGCTAATTGGAACTGGATGATGCCGTTGATCGCCCGATAGAGCGCCATTAAAGCACCGCCCTCCGCCACAGCCGGTTGAACGCCCGCCGCCACCAGGGACTGTCCATCGGCCGGATCTCGATCCGGCCCTCGAGGGACTTCATCAAGGCTCGCCGCAGGGCGGCCCCGTGCCGGCTGGCACGGCCCTCAGCCTGGAGATAGGCCAGGTCACTCATCCAGCCCAGCACCCATTCGGGCGGCACCTTCCGCGCCCATTCGGCGAACAGGGGCGGCCAGTGGTCCGCCAGCCGGTCCAGTTCGTGATCGAGAAATTCAATCAAGATCCGCGACTGCCGCGGCTGATCGGCATGGTGTTTCCGACTGGTGTTGTCGGCATGCTGAATCCATAAGCCGGCGATGATCGGATCGGCGATGCACCAGCCGCCCCGCTGCGCCATCGCCACCAGGATCAATCGTTCGGCGAACAGGTCGCAATCGGGGATCCCATCTAAGGCCTTGCCGAGTGGCTCGCGGCGGAACGCCACCGCGGGCGACAAGGCCCACGAGGTGAAATAACTGGTGGGAGCGAAAATTTCGGCGTCGAAGGCGTAGGGGATGCCCTCGGCGAAATCGAGCGGCACATGCGGGCCGTTGCCTCGCTGCCAGTAGCCGTGCCGCTCGTCGACCGCGATTTGATTGCGGGCCATCCAGATGTCGGCCCGGGGGAAGGTATCAAAGCCGGCGATGACCCGGTCGGCCACCGGCTTGCGCAAATAGTCATCGTCCTGGAGCCAGAGGAAGAACTCGGTCTCGCAGGCCCGGGCACACGCCACCCAGTTGGCCCACAAGGTCGGGGCACCGCTGGCAAACACCACGATCCCGCGATCGGGATAGCGATCCTGAATCAGGGCAGCCGTGGCCCCGAAGTCGGCGTCTTCGGCCACCACGATCCGGCAAGCGACCGTCTGCGCCAGCGCGCTATCGATGGCCCGGGGGAGCAAGCCCAGCCTTCCATGGCTGGGGATGCCCACGGTTAATCTCGGGGTCGTCATCACATCAACAGGTTGATGCCAACCCCCGCACATTGATTGAACATCTGCGCCGGCTCGAAGCCGTCGTTGAAGCCGAACACCGAGGTGCCGCCGGTGACGCCACCGACGACCACGACCTTGATCCAGTAGCCGCCAGTGGCGAGATCGGTCAGGCACTCGCCCCGCAGCTCGGTGTAGAGGAACCACTTGCCGGCCGATGAGGGCGCGATCGACTGGGAACAGGGATTCCCATTCGACCTGGCCGAGAAGCTGGCGAACGTGCCGCCCGAGGCGGTCGCCGTGTAGATGGCCAGGGCCGGGCTGACCCCGAGCGCGCTATTCATGCCCAGCAGGACGCCCAGCTTCCGCCAGGGCGCCGGGCCGGGCATCAGGATGGCCGATCCGCTGGTCGTCCCGGTGGCGATGGCCCCGTAGGGGATGCCATCGTCGATGAAGGAGACGACATCCGGCAGCGTGCGACTCGCGAACATGGATGTCCTCCTTTCAGACCAGGACCGAGCACCACGACACCTTGGTATTGCCGGTCGCCACCCCGCCATCCGACTGGATGTAGGGGCCGAGCATCATCGGATGAGCATCATTGCGCAATTTCCAGCGGAAGGCGATCTGGTCGGTGTCGAACAGGAAGTGCTCGGACAGCCCGACCTCGAGGCCCGCTCGCGCCGCGATGCCGTACATCCGGGGGAAGAGCAGCGTCAGGTCGCCGCGGTTGCCCAGCGAGGGCACCTTCTCCGTGATGCAGAACGGCAGCCCCAAGAGGGTCCCCTGGGCGCGGAAGGTCCGGTTGTTATAAGGCTGGCCCTCGCCGGTGATCGAGGGTCGCATCCACTGGCCCAACAGCGCATTGGGCTGGTAGACCATCTGGCCGGCGTTGTTGTTGATGACCCACAACTGGCTGATCGTGGTCTGATGGGCGATCCAGTACATCTCGTTCCAGGATGCGGCCATCATGTTTTGGGTCATGCCGATCAGGTCTTCCAAGACAATCTGACTGGGCTTCTTCCGCGAGACCGTGAGCACTCCGGGGCAATTGAGTGCCAGGAAGCCTTGCGGCATCCCGGCACCGTTGCCATTGATGAACTCATAATCCTTCTTCCACTGAAACGCATCGCCCAGCATCTGCTGGATCTGGGCCTCGACCCGGACGAAGGCATCGGCCGACAGGTCGCGGCTGATGGTGGAGAACGCGGTCAAGTCCGAGACCTTGAAGTCGATCTCGGCGACCTGACCGTCGGAGTAGTCGCGCTTGGTGATCTCGCCCTTGCGGCCCAGGACGAAGCCGGCGTAGGCCGCCGCCTGTCCCGGCACCGGGGTCTTGTACTGCTGCCAGGCGGGCCACTTGAACTCCAGGGCGTCGCCGACCGGCACATCGGTCGTGCCCTTGCCCTCGAGGACCGATTCCTCGATCGGGATCCGGAAGATGTCGGTCGTCCATTGCGGCTTGACCAGGAAGCCATAGCTTGGTCCGCCGGAGATACTCTCGGTGCCGGTGCGGGTCACGCTCTGGCCGCCCCGCTCGATCGTCTGGGCGAGCTCGCCGTCGACGACCTTGTAACTGACCCGCTGGTCCGAATAGACCTTGTCCAGCAGGGATTGGCCCCAGTCCCGCAATTCGGGCGGGGTACCCTGCGCCTGCACGCAATAGACGGCCCGCAGGCATTCGCCGATGCCGCGCTTGCCCGCGGGCTCGCTGCCCTCGATCCGGGCCTCCTCCTTGACCTCGAGCCCGCCGCCGGGCGGCCGGGGGGCCTTGACTGGCGGCCCGGGAGGGCTGAAGCCGGCCCGCGCCACCTCCATGAGTTCGTCCTTGGTCTTCTTCATCTCGCTCTGGATCGAGCGGGACAGGAAGGCCATGCCATCGACTTCCCGAGCCTGACCCGACTGGATCATGGCGGTGGCGAACGCATCATCCACCGCCGCGCCCGGGATCTCACCCTTGCTCCAGGCACCCACGTCCTGGAGCAGCTCCACATATTTCCCCATCAGGAAAACCCCGATGAATGCCGTGAGGGACATCATCAGGACGGACCATCTCCAGGCCGCCGGCCACGTCGCCCTCGAGGGACGCTCGCGCCAGAGGTCGTGACGGTTCTTACCCACCCACATCAACAAATGTGGCTCCAAGCTAGACCCTGCCGTGCTTGATCAGGTCGTACAGGGCCCGATATTCGGCCTTGATCTGCTCGCCGCTCGAGCGGATCTGGCCCATCAATTCCACGTAGATTTCCGGGAAAGTGCGACCGCGGACGGCGGCCCACCGCTCGATGGCTTCGACCAGGGGATCGGCGGTCGCCACCACGGCGGGCTGGGCCTCGGGGAGTGACACCGGTTCGGCCGCCGCCAGCCGGGCCTCATAGAGGGCCATGGCGTCCTCGCTGATCTCGAGCCCGCGCTGGACGATCATGGTCAGCGCGTCGGCATTGCCGGGGACGGCCACCGCCGAGTACTCGGCTAAGTCCCACTTACGATAAATGAGCTCGCAGTCGGCCAGCTCGGGCCGGGCCCGGATCTCCTCGCGAGTGGGCGGTGATTGCTCGGTCGGCACGATATTCACGCTCCAACCCCGCAAGGTGCCATCCTCGTACATGTCGAAAATCTGCGAGGCGAATTCGTCGTCACCGAACCTGGTCTTGCCGATCAGGTCGCGCTCCGAGTGCCGCACCTTAACCCAGCCCTTGCCGATCGGCACGCTGCCTCGCACCGCATCCTTGCCGTGGTTCCACAACACCGGCCCATGCTTGTTGTAGCCCCGGCAGTCGCCGCCCAAGGGGTCGATCACCGTCTTGTAGCGGTCCACGTGATTGGTGTTGATCCGGGCGACCACGGATCGTTCGCCGGGGAGCACCGCATCGATCGCCGCATCGAAGGCACGGATGACGTGGTCGTGGTCCATCAATCGAATCTCCGCACGGTCATCCGCGCCCGCCGGACGTTGCCGCGATGGAGCCGCTGCGAGACGGGCAGGAGTCGGCTGCGCACGTGGTGGAGCTGTTTCGCCGTCAGGCCCCTGGGCACCACGAAGCCGCCGCCAACGGCATGGATTCCGGTCCATGGCCCCCGGGCCAGGGTGTTGAACTGCAGGGCGATGGTGCCGCCGAACACCCGGCCGATCGCTGCCATCGCCGGCCGGACATGGGGATGCGGCGGGATATTGCGAGTGCCAAATTCCTGGAAGATGTCGTAGGGCGCACCCATGATGAGCGTCAAGGTGCCATCGCGGACCCGATATCCTTCCTCGGCTCGCAGCCGGCCGGTCTTGACCGGTGCCAGCGACCGCGACATGGCCAGCCAGGCAGCCCCGGCCTGTTCCAGCCGCTGATCGAGGTCGCCAAGCAAGGCATCCTGGACCTGGCGACCGAACCACTTGAGGGTGGCGGACGCGTTGATCAAGGGCATCGACTCCGCTCGGCCTCGAGTTCCGCTTCATATTCGGCGTCGAGATCCGCCCGGATCTCAGCCATCCGCTGCACTCGATGGGTATCGGTCAGGCTGACGATCGGCCGTGGCGCGCCCACTCCGGGCCAGGGGATCGTCGTCAGGGCCGCGTAACAGCCGAACCGCATCGATCCCTCGAGTCGTTCGATGGCCATGCCGATCCCCACCGCTTCCAGGACATCATCGACGTCGATCCGCTCGCCCTCGCAGGCCCGCACCAATCGGGCGTGCCCCTCCTGGGGATCGATACCCACGATCGCATCGGCAATCCGGACATAAGGATTCATTGGGGCATTCGTCCCATGGTCTCGTTCCAGCGGCCGCGGATGCCGGGATTGCGCACCGCCCAGCACTGGCCGTCATCGTCCATGAAGACGATCCAGCAGAGGTCGTAATCGGGCCCGTAATCGATCACGAGCTGGGCCATGCCGTCGCCCCGGCCCATGACGTGGACGGGGATCGGCGGATCGAGCTGTGTCATGCGACTCGCCCGCCGACCCATCGGATTCGCCCGTCGGCATCCTGGAGCTCGAAATGACAGTGGCAGGACATCTTGCAGGTGCAATCGCCGATCGGCAGCAGCCGGCCCGGGGCTTGCCATCCCAGCGCCACCTGGTCCCGGCACTGGGCGCAGGGGAGATCGGCCCCGACGTGCACTCGCCGTTCCCGGATCGCCCCGGCCCGCTGCCAGTGGGCCCGCATGACATGCTGGCCGTCGGTCCAGGCGGCATTGCCATAGAGCTCGGCCCGGGCGGCGAATTCGGCGGCGGACATGGCCTCCGGCACCGGCTCCAGCGAGAGTTGGGCGGGCCCGCGGGTCTCAACGTCCTGCTCGAAGCGGTCAAGATAGGCGACCTGCGCATCCGCTCGGCGATCAGCCTCCTCGAGGTCGGCCGACGTCAGCCCCTCCGGTCCGGCCAGCGCCATCGCACCGGCCAGGATCAGCTCGCGGACGAACTGGCCGGCGCGGCGGAAGAACCGGCCCACGTGGTGCCGGGTCGCCGCACCTAGGGCTCGCTCGGTCCCGTGGTCCTGGACCAGCGCCAGGGCCTCGTGGTGCATCCAGGCCCGGCCATACTCGCGGATCGCCGCCAGCAGTTCCAGCGCTTGCGGGCCGGTCAGCTCACCACGGTGGTAGATCCGGGTCAGTCCGAGTTGGCGGAGGGTGTGGCGGAGGATGGCTTCCGCGGAAGAGGCCTTGGTGAAGCGACCGACTCCGAGGCGGCGAGCAGCCGTTCGAGCGTCGTCTGGATCTCGTCCAAGCGAGTGATCAATTCCTGGTGCTGATCGCCGATCATGACCATCATCTGCCACAGATCGCGATGGTCGATCAAGCGATCGGGCACGATCCCCGGTACGGTGTTCAGTCCCTTCATCGCGTTCCTTTCGGTGTCGTTCCAGGGTGCTCTTCCGCTCGCGGACGTCTCGCTTCCGGATCCGCTCGGCCGCCTCTTTTCGCTCATCGCGGAGATTCGAACGCTCTCCGCGGTGCCAGTCCACCAGCTTTTGCCGGATATCGACGTTGAGCCCTTTCAGGCCGGTGACGGCCTTGGCATGCTCAGCTTCCCAGTGGGCCACCTGTTCCTCGGTCACCTTGCCCCGCTCGCGCTGGCGGGCCTCCTGGACCCGCTCGCGATCGCGCCGTCGCTCCATCAGCTGGACTTCCCGGGCGTGTTCCCGGTCGAGTTTGGCCAGCTCGTGGGCCTGGCGACGTCCGAGGCTGGCGGTTCGCCGGGCATAATACTCCCGATGGTGTCGATGGCGCTCGCGCTGATGGACCACGAGAGCCTGCCGTTCAGCCCGGTGTCGATCGCGAACCCGGCGGCGACGTCGACGACGTCGGCGGGCGGCGGCATCGGCGGGTCCGGTGGCGAACTTGCCTTCGGCATCATGATAAGGGTTCCCCGTGCGAAAAGATTCGGCCAGCGCCCGCTCGAGTGCCGCCAGTTCGACCTCGATCTCGTCGAGCGACCGGTTCATGTCGCCTCCGCCAGCTCGGCCCGCAAGGTCTCCAGCCGCTGCCACAAGGCCCGCTGACGGGCACCCTGAGCGGGTTTCTGGGCCGCTTTCTTGCCCTCGATCTCGATCCGCTTGCCATCATGCTCCAGCCCCTTGTCGGCCTGCTTGACCGCGGCATCGCCCTGCTTGATCCCGGCCTGGATCTGCTCCATCCCCTGCTCATGGGCTTCGGTGATCATGCTGGGCTGCTTCATGGTGCCGGGCAACCACGGCTCATCGCCCCAGGCCACCGCCGGCCAGCGGTCTTCCTCATTCTCCTGGTTGATGGTGGTCCGGCCCGAGGCCAGTCGCATCGTGACCACCTTCTCCTTCGACTCGTCATCCTCCTGAATGGCGGGGTCGAACTTGAAGAACAGCCGCGGGTCCCACTTGCGGACCATCCCCGTGAGGATGCCGGCGATGCAGTCGCACCGCGGCTCGACGCCATTGCGGGCGAATTGCTCATCGGCCGCCTGCAAATTAGCCAGGTTGGTATCCGTCGTATAATAGGTCGGTGGCTGCCCGAAGATTGAGCACATGCAATTGCGATCGTACTCGGCCAGTTCCTTGCCGCCCATGTCGGTCGGCGGATAGTTGACCGGGGTGAAGTCGAAGGCCCCGGTGGTCACGATGGCGCCGCCGGCGTTGCCCGCGGCCTGGCGGCGGTTCAAGTCCTGCTCGAATCGCTTGCGTTCGGGTTCGCCCGGCGGCATCAGCGGATCCTTGGCCGAGACGACCATATTCGGTCGCGGCCCCAGGCCCAGGATCTGGTCATAGATCGCGATGAAGCGGCTCTCCTGGTCCTGATAGATATCGGCGGCATAGAGTGGCGAATAGGCGGCCCCGTAGGGATCACGCAGGCTGATGGATTGGCGAAACCAGAGCATGTTGGCATAGGGGATGCGATCGCGGAAGTACTGGAAGTAATCGACCCGGGGATCGCCGGGCTGGCGGATCGGGATGGCGTACTGGGAATAGACCACCCAGAGCGTCTCGGGCGGGCCATTGCCGGTCCGCCCCGTGGTCCAGTCCCAGCCGTTGCCATCGGGGACGAGCAGGCCCGAGCCCACGACATCCATATAGCCCACCATCAGGCCCAGTAACTGCCTGCGATCGAAGTAATGTTCGCCATCGGGGTTGTCGAGCAGGCCCAGGATGGGGTGATTGCGGACCTCCTCGACCTTGTCCACCGCGGCCGGCGAGACCAGTCCGGCCCGAGCCAGGCGGCGACCGATCGCCCGCGACACCGGGATCGGGTCGCAGGCCCGGGCCGGCTTGCCCTGCACCCTCGAGGCGTCGGCGTAGAGCCGGAGCGGGATCCTCGTCACGCCATTCACATTCCTCGCGGCCATGGCGTAGGCCAGGCCCTTGTAGCGTTCGATGAGCTGCCAGGGCGACGGGGCCCGCCGGGTGGCGAAGGCATCGGTGTAGCTCGGGCCACCGAGCCACTGGGTGCCGAACGAGAAGCCGCCCGGGGGCCGGTCCTTGTCCTGGCGGCGGCGGAGCGGCGTCACGGCCCGGGCCAGGGCCGCCGTCGCTCGGGCCATCAATCCAGCCATCCCGACCGCTCCCACCGGGGATCGTCGTCATCGCTACTCGTGATGGCATGCCAGGCGATGGCCGCGTCGATGGCCTGGCGGAGCCGGGGCAACCAATCGCGTTCGCCCTCGACCCAGACCAGGCCCACCTTTTCCACGTCGGCGCCGTGCTGGCCGCAGCCGGGACACCAGTAGAGAGTGCGGCCCGGGATGTGGGCCAGGCTGCGTTTCAGGGTATCGCCGCAATGGGGGCAATCAGTCAGCACGCACGGCCTCCAGCAGCTCGCGGATGAGTTCGATGGTATCGCCCCGCCCACCGGGCCAGTATGCGCCGCCGTCGCGGACTGTGGTCAGTAGATAAGCATGGGCCTCGTCGCGGGCCGCCCACCGCTCGACGGCTGGCGGCATCGGTAGCTTGGGATGGGTCGCGGCGTGGAGGATCGTCGCGAACGAGACGGGGGTCTCGGGGATGAGCTGCGGCGGGTCATGCTTGGGTTTGGTCATCATATCCACCACCGGTCGTCATCGGGATTCGCCTGGGCCGCCCGGTCGCGTCCCACCAGGTCCGCGTACTCAGATGCTCGCTGGGCAGCCTCGCGGGATGCCCGGGCGTCAGCTGATTCGCCAGCTCGATCAGATGCGCCACGGCGAGCCAATCCGACCGCGAGATAGCGGAGAGCGTCACAGGCGTGATCGTCTTCCTTGACCGGCTCTTCGACGTGCTTGGTTTCATCGTAATGGTACATCCCCAGCTCGCGGACCAGCGGCAAGCAGGCCGATCGCACGATCCGCAAGCGGCCGGTGCGGATTCGCTCGCTCACCATGTCAATCCCGCTCAGGAGGGGCTTGCGGACTTCGCCCGAGGCGTGCCGCACCGGGATATGGACGCAGGGCAGCACGTCGTGGCCGGAGTCGCGGAGCATGAGCCGTTCCTGGGCCCCGGCGGGGTCACACCACCACGACACGCCCTTGGGCAGCGCCTCGGCATGCACGGGGATCGTGCAGCCGCTCTTGTACCTCATGCCGGTGATCCAGAGCACATCGTCGTGGTCGAGATGCCCCCAGAGGGCCGCGAACGGGTTGTGGATTCCCCAGTCGATCCCGCCCACATCCGGCTCGACCGCCGGCCCCTGCTCGACGATGCACCGCTCGAAGCCGGCATAGACCAGGCCCTCGCGCCGCGCATCCCAGTCGCCGAAGTAGAGTCGGGCCCGCTCGACCGGGGGCAGGATGAGCAAGTTGGCTTCATAGTGGGGATCCTTGGCCAAAAGCGCCGGGTTGTCGGCCAGCCGGGACGGGATGAACGTGATCGACTTGCAGGACCCCGAAGGTTGCTCGAGCCATTCGAGTTGGCCCTGTTCCGACCGGCGGATCCACCGCAGCTCGCCGGCCGCCGCCCGCCGCCCCTGATATTCCCGATCGACCCAGGGGGCGATCAGCCCGGTCTTGACCCAGTTGGGATCGGGATTGGTGCCGCATCGGACGTAGGGCCGGATGCCGCACACCGAGCGATTGCGGCTGATCATATACCAGAACTGCGACTCCCGGAAATTGGTCAGCTCGTCGAAGGCGAGATAACAAAACTGAGATCCTTTATATTTGTATTTGGTCTGTTCCTCCTCGAGGTGGCGGAAGACGATCTTGGCGCCCGAGGGGAACCGCCACTCGTGCACCGAGATGACACCGATGGCTCCCAGATGGGGATAGATCTCGCTGGCCTCATCCCAGAGGCCACCGGCCTCGACGATCTCGCCATAAGTCTGGCGGAAGATGACGCCATTGAAGCCCGGGTTCTCATGGTGGCGATTGTAGACCGGCTTGTAGAGCAGTCCTCGGGTTTTGCCGCCGCCGGCCGCACCGCCGAAGACCACGATATCGGCCTTACTCCGGCAAAACGTCCTTTGCTTGGGCTGGAGGTAGAACCTCGGCTTCTGACTGCGGGTCGGCGGCGTCGTCAGCACACTCAAAGATCACGCCCTCGGCCTTGAACTCGGTGCGGACCCGATCGGCCTGCCCGAGCATCTGCTTGCCGAGATGAATCATCATCGGCACGGAACGTTTGGATGCGTTCCACTGGCGTTTTCGCAGCGTGATTTTCGATTGCGAACATCCTTGCTCGTACTCGCATCGGAAACGTTGGGAGATGACAGACTGCGTCGTGCTGAAGAATTGGGCGATCTCCTCTTGCGTGCAACCGATCGAGGCGAGCTGGATGACCTGCTCGGCATCGATCGGCTTGAGTGGACGCCCGACCTTGGGTTTCGCGGGCGTATCGTCCATGGCTCACTTCTTCTTCCCGCCGCCGTCCTTGCCCTTGGGCGGCTTGCCCGTGGCCAGTGCCTGACCCGTCTGAGCCTGGGCGATCTTGGCGGCGGATGCCGGGGACTTGCCCTCTTTCTTGAGGGCCTCGAAGACCTTGTGCACCTTGGAGCCTTCGGGCATGGTGAAACTCCTCCGGAAAAACTTTGCGGAAATCCCGATCGGGGTGTTGACTCTTATACGCTCTCCGCGTATACTCTAAGTGTGGGGATGAGAAACAGAGCACGCGAGACACGCAAGGGAACGACGATGACGACGACGAGCCGCTATCAGGTGACGACCTACGAGTTGCGGGCGGATAACGGACGGCCGCTCCGGCTGGCGACCATGGTGACCGATAGCGAGAGCGGACGAGTCTACCGCTCCGAATACCGGCTACCGCCGGGTCAAGCGATCGAACGAGCGAAGGCATTCTTCGCTGGCGAATCGAAGTAACCTGCTTCCCACCACGAGAGGGCGACGACGATGACCCGCCAGGAATTCGGTCATCGGCTGGGGCTGGCCCGTCGTCATGCGGGCTTGACTCAACATCAGGCTGCGGCGCGACTGGGCGTGCCGCAGCCGCGAGTGGCTGAGTACGAGGCGGGTCGCCGCTTGCCCTCGATCCTGAAGTTGCTCGAGATCATCACGACGCTGAAACTCGACGTGACGATCCTGTTCCCCGAGTTCTACGAACATCACTGAGGAGAGACTTTCGATGAAAGCGACGGTACATTTCCTGCTGGGTTCGATCGCGGGCCGCTTGTTGCTGAGCATGGCCTTGATCATCGGCGGCACCTGGTTCGTCATCTGGGCAACCCTGCGGGGTTTCGAGGGTCCGGCTCATCTGGTCATGGGATCGATGATACTGATCATCCTCATCTGGGGAGCTCTGGCACCGACTTTGATTGCTTATCGCCGAGGTCATCACGATCGGCTGGCAATCATGACCCTGAATATCTTGTTCGGGTGGACGGGACTGGGCTGGATCATCGCTCTGATCTGGTCGCTGACGCATGTGCAACGAGTCTGAGCTAGCCGATCCTCATAAACAGCCGGCGCGACGTCGTCCCCGTGGGAGTCGGGGTCGGCGTCGGCGTCGGCGTGGGTGTGGGCGTCGGGACTTTGAAGCTGGCACCGATCCCGACATAAGCCTGGGTGGTGTCGACGGCCACGGCCACCGGGGTCGACGGATTGGTCGTGGTGTTCGCCTGGTATTCCACCAGCATCGCCCACCGCTTGGTACCGGCCCAGTTGATCGTGCTCGCCCGGGTCCAGCCCCCCCCTGCCGTCAATGGATTGGAACTCGTATGGATCTGATCGCCCGACGTGAAGATGCCCACGACCAGGTCGCTCTGGGTCACCACCACCGGCCCCGTCGTGGGCGTACCGCTTGTGGCCCCGGCCGTGTTCGAGCCGTCCACCACCACCGTCGCCGCCGGCACACCCATGCTCCATTCGTCGATGATAACTTGGTTATATGACCCTGAACTCACGGTTACCGTGATGTCGCCCGTGGCGTTCGCCTGGGTCCATAGCAGCCGGGTTGGCTGCTGGCCGCTGTTGGCCAGGGAAGCAATGGTAACCCAATTGTTCGAGCGATTATCCGTGACCGTGAAGCCGTAGTCGACCGACTGCGACAGGGCCAGGGTGAGCAGGTCGCCCGACACCACCGCCGGGACCAGCACGGCACCCGAGCCGCCCAGCGAACCGGTGGCCGTCTGCACGTGACTCCACGTGGAAGTCGGGGTCGGCGTTGGCGTCGGCGTTGGTGTTGGTGTTGGTGTGGGCGTGGGTGTGGGGGTCGGAGTCGGCGTTGGCGTCGGCGTCGGCGTCGGCGTCGGCGTTGGCGTTGGCGTGGGGGTCGGGGTCGCGACGACGGTCGTGGCATAGGTCTGCATCCCGAACAGGGCGGTGGCCACATTGCCCTTGAACTTCCCCGAGCCGTCGAACCCGCTGTTGTAATGGGCGTGGCCGTCGCCGGGGAAGCCGTTGGTTGGGATCGAGAACTGGTTAGGACCGGCCGTCGTGTAATGGGTGCCGCCCAGCCGGGCATTCCCCAGCCCATCCCCCGGGATCTGGGCCGAATTCACCGCCACCAGCCAGAGCTGCCCTTGGTTGTCCAGCAGGGGCAGGATGTTGTAGAGGGTCTCAATCGCCAACGCCCACGCCCCGTCGTCCGCGACCGCCTGATTGCCCGTGTCCTGGGCTATACACCAGGACTGAACCACATCAGCATATGCCGGACTTGCGAATGCATCGTGATTGACGTGGGGATAGAACAGGAAATAGCCCCACATCGAGCCGAACACGCTCGATGGCCCCCCTTCGTAGATGATCGGTCGGGGCTGGATCGGGGCATGCGACGCACAGGTGTTGACGGACGGCGGCCCGGACACCACCGCCAGCCCCTTGTAATCGGCCGCCATCGGATAGGTCCGGTAGTTGTAATAGGACGCCCAGTACTCGGCACTCGTCATCTGATGATAGAGCCGCCACCCCGAATTGTCATCAGGATAAAAGTAGATATTCATCGCTGTTGCCCACGACGGCAACAGCGGCGTTTCGACCAGCGGCAGGTTGCCGGCTGCCGGGACGTCGACCCGGAACGACGCCAGCCCGGCTGTGGTCTCGCCCAGCCCGTCGGTGAACGTGATCGCACCCTGCCCCCCCGACGACAACGAGCCGCCCGACGACTGGCTCCATACTGTCGGCTTGGCCAACGGCTGCCCCCAATACCGCTGATAAGCCCGATGGCCGGAAACATAGGCTTGATTGACGTCCGAATAGACCTGCCAGTAGCGATAGGCTTCCAGGAACTGGTGGATCGTCCAGTTCCAGGGGCGATCGAGCGGCGTGCCGGCCGGCAACACGCAGCGGGCGATGTTGGTCCGATCGAAACCATTGCCATTACCGAATAGATCCATATATGTGGCGAAACTGTTGTAATCGACCTGGACGCCCATCTGTTGGGCGAACTCGAGCACCTGGCCCGTCGAGCCGCCGAAGTCGTTCCAACCGCCAATGCACATATAAACTTTGGACGTCCGCCCCGAGGCCGCCCACTGGTCGGCGAAGATCCGCCGCTGGTGCCCCATGTTGGCAACCATGGCCTGGGCCGCCGCCATTTGGGGCGAACTCCGCGGGGCCGACACCGACGAGCCCGTCCCCCGCAGGTAGTCGGCATTCGACCCGGGCTGGATCGCCGCGAAGAACGGGAATATGTTGCGATACCAATGATAAGACTTGAAGAATTGATTCCAATTCTCATTTCCGAATTCGAGTATGACGGTCGCGTCCTGGGGGAGGTCCTTGGCCATGCGGGCCGCCTTGGCCTGGACGAAGTCGTCGGCCACCGAGGCCGGGATGGTGGCCCAGCACAGGGCCGCCGGCCAGTTGATCGACAGTCCGCCCGCGGCCTGGGGGATCTGGAAACCGGTCTCGCCTCCGAAGGGCTGCTGGTTCACCCCGGGGATCGACGAGGTCAGCGTCCAGCCCGCCGACAAACCGTTATTGGTCAGGTCGTACTCGCCGCCGATGACGTGACAGGGCTCGGCCCCCACCCATCCTCCGGCCGACGAGAATCCCAGGTCCCATGTCGACGTCGATATCGGCAGCCACACGAATGTGTATTGTGACGTCGGGAACCCGTAGCCCTGGGCATCCTTGAAGGTGGCGAACGGCCAAGGGGGCGTCTGCGATGCCCCCAGGCTCCGGGTGTTATAGTCGAGCCCCGGGTCATATCCATTAACGTTAATGTAGTACCATCGTGCTCCTTCGAGCCCGTGAGGGATGGTCGACCGCAGCTCGACGACGTTGCGGGCGTCGGTGGGATTCTGCGGGAAGGTGCTGGGGAGCGTGAGGTAGGAGCCGAGGATAGCGTCGGTACCGGAGATCATCCAGAACTGGTGACCGTACATGTTGGGCGTAGCCTGCCAGCTATTGGGGTCGGTCGAGTTGATCTTCCAGTACCTCGCGTAATGGAAGGTCGCACTCTCCTCGATATCGAAGGCATCCCAGGCCATGTAGGTATCGGCCGGCATGTCCTTGGCCAGGACGTAATTCGCCTGGGCACTGTCGCCCACCGCGTGCCGGTGCAGCCACGATGTCCCGCCCCCCGGCGTGGTCGCCGACGCCACAATCCCCGGGTCGCCCTGGTACGACGCCCCGACCGCGTCCGTCCCGTACGACGCCCCGGTCGCGTCGAACGCCTGCCTCAGCCCCGTGGCAATGTGGGGCGGCACAACCCATTCTTGTGTGAGATTATAATGACCCATCGGAGGAGTTGCACCGTCCGACACCGAGGCCACGTTGAACTGGAGCTGGAAGTCCCACGACTGCGGGTTGGCCACATATTGCACCAGCCAGGATTGGGTCGAGAGCCCGCCCGATAACGCCACGCCATAGACCGAGACCGTGGCCGGATTGCTGGTGCTGTAACCCGTGCCGGGGAAGACCTGGGTGAACCCCGTGATCAGCCCGCCCGCACACTGGACCGTGAACAACGCCGGCGAGCCGCCCACCGCCCTTATGACCGCCAGGGCCGCCTGCCACGTGGTCCCCGGGAGCCCGGCCGCCGAGATGCTTTTAATGCTACCATCAGTATCATATGATATGTTTGTCTGAGGGACAACGGTAGCAGTCGATGTATTCGGGTTGGGCCCGGACCGGTTGATCGGCGTGCAACTGGCATTCGAGATGAAGGTCGAGAGCCAGGCTGCTTGCTGGTTGGGCGTGTTGACGTTGGGGTCGACATAGGCCAGTTGATACTCCCCCGGCGTGACGGTCACACCCATCTCATCAATATTGTTTTTCATCCTCGTGGATGAGACCATCATCGATTGGGTCGTGGTCGTGGGGTTGGTCCAGGCAGGGGGAGTGCCGCGGGGCTTGACGCTGCCATTGGCCCAGGCGTCGCCCGAATGGATCAGATTCAAGCATGTCCTCGTGCCATACCCGGTGTTGAACGAGCCGCCGTTGAACCCGGGATGACAATGATGGGGGACCGACGGGTCGAACGCCCGGAACCCGGCCTCGACCAGCTCGGGCCCGCCCACCAGGTTCCGGAGCGTCACCCCGGTCGCCTTCAGGTTGCGACCCGGCGAGGGAGCCCCATACCCGGACGACGTCCGCACGTCCAGGAACCCGGCCGGCAGGTCGGCCGTCATCGCGTCGCCCGCCAACGGACCCTGCAGGATCGGCACCAGCCTCGCAGCCCGGCCGCCCGCCACCGGGGTGGTCGTGAGCGTGGGCGGCGTGTAATAATCGCCCCCCGACGTCACCGGTATAAACGCAATATAATTATCAATAACAGGTTCCAATGTAAGCGTATCACCCGCCCGTGCGATCGTGAACGAGGGATCGGTGTAGCCGGTCCCCATGTAGCCGTTGGCATCGCCGGCCGTCGGGGTAATCCCGGTCAAGTACAGGCCGTTGCCCTGGAGCGTGAACGCGGCATTCTTACCGCTGGGGTCAAATATATTTACTTTGTAATCTGTAGATGCATTACCGGTATAGCCGTCATTGCCCGTCATGCCGTAGGGGACGGCGGCGATCGTGCATTTCAGGGCGCCGTCGGCCGGGCGGATCGTGGGGATGATGTGGGCCGACAGGTGGCTGGGCGTGCCGACGTACTCGGGGCCGATATTCCAGCGATACGTCGTATCGGTCGCGACGCCGATCGAGATCGTCGGCTTGGCCGCACCGGCGGGGTAACCGCCCTTGGTGAATCCCCTGCCGTAGCCGGGCGAGCCGCCGGCTAAGGGGAGGGCGGACAGCACCACCCCGGGCGTTGCCGAATTGCTGTCGCCGACCACGAGGGTGTAGAACGGCTGCACGGCACAATCGGGGCCGAAGTTGTTGCCCGGCGGCAGGCTGAACCGCATGATCGGCAGCGTATTCACCCGCACGCCCATCTTGTCCAGCTGGATCGAGCCAATCCCGGTCCCGGATAAGGTCACCCCCAACTGGAGTGCCGCCGCACCGACCGTCCCCTGCCAGCCCGGCTGCACGCCCTGGTCCGTCAGCGTGAACGTCGGCGACGTGTAACCCTCCCCCCCATCGACAATATAAACGGAGAAATCCGTGTTGAACTTGAAGATCGCACCCCGCCCGGTGGGGTCGGACACGCCGATGAAATGACTCGTGCTGTAGCCGGCCGTCGAGCTGAGCGACAGCCCGGTGAAGGCACCGATGGCACTGAGCGTGTAATTCACCATCGCATACGGGGCCGCCCCCACCCCCACCGAGATGGTCGGCTTCGCCGTATACCCCGAGCCGGGGGCATCCACCACGATCGCCAGGAGATGGCCGCCGATGTCGCCCTTGTTGGCCGTCCGGGTGCTCGCCCACGGCTCGCAGATCGCATGGGCCCTGGCCCCCGAGCCCGGCCCCGAGAAGTGGATCGCCGGCGGCTGTTGATGGCCCGAGCCGCCGTCATGCACGATGATCGACGTGATCCCGGTGGCCAGCACCGGCACGCCGAACGTCGCCGCCTGGCCCGTGATCGGATCGGTGCTCGCCGTCACCGTTGGTGCCGCCGCCCAGTTCGTGCCGCCATCCGCAATCCCCACCGCCGTCACCGGCCCGCAAATCGGCCGGTAACACGCCTGGGCCCAATCATAACTCATAAAGTTATATAAAGGACCGTCATAGCTTATCTGATGACCATTTCTATATATGGTAGGGCTGCCGACGACGTTGTGGATCGGGTAGAGCTGATAGCCGCCGCTCGAGCCGGGGGACAGGGCCGTCGCCCCGAAGAAGACGAGGCCGCGTTTGGACACGATGTTGCCGGGGAGGAAGCTGGGGGCGATCGTGTTGATGTCGCCGCCATAGGTCGCGGCCCCGGCACCGCCGTAGGGTACCAGCCTCGCCCCGTTGCCGGAGGAATCCTGCATGGCGACGTCGTTGACATTGACCGGGTTACCGACGGTGCCGCCGTCGAACTTGAACCAGACGTCGGGCGAATGGTTGGTGGGGAAGCCGCCGCCGATGGCCATGGCGGCGCAGTCGGCATCGGTGAAGGCGTAGCCGGCGATGCCGAACAGGTTGGCCAGTTGGAAATCCGAGGACGGCGCCGCTGCCTGGTCACTGCCGAGGATCAGTTGGGAATAGGGGCCGGTGGCGAACGACTGGCATTGCCAGGACGCCCCCGCCTGGGGCGAGCACGATATCTGCCTGAATCCATTGACGGATACGAACTGATCCGTTTGCGACATTGATAAGATAACTTGATAGTTGACCCCGAGGTTGACCGCGATAGCCTGGTAGGGGACGATCAGGTGGATGGCGGCATTGAAGATATTGAAATAGAGATCACCGCCCCGCCAGGTGAGGGGCGGGTCGGTATAGCTGGGCGGGAACCAGATCGGCGAGGTCGCCGTGAAGTTGAACAACTTGATATTGTTGGCGGCGACGGCGGTGGCGTCATTGGCCCGGAAAGTGAAACCGAAGGTGCAGACGGTCTGGGTGTTGAACCAGTCGAGGTGGCCGCCCTGCTGCTGGAACAGGACGGGCCCCTTGATCCGCAGCGAGCTGGCCATCAGGGCAACTGGCCCCGCACGGCCCGCACGTCGGCCAGGAGGGATTGGGCCAGGCGATCGGCCGGGTCGAGGTCGAGCTGTTGCAAGAGGATCTGTTCGGCGCGATCGAGCCGGCCGGTGACCTCGCGGAACTGCGAGGGGTCCCAGCCGCCGCCCTGGCGGCCCATCTGGCGGCCGAGTGACATCATGACGTGGATATCCAGGTGCTCGAGCTGGGTATACCAGTAGGGATCGGTCAGCACGTCCATGGTGGCAACTCTCAGGGTGCGGCCGAGGAACCACGAGACGACGGTACTGGTGAGGACATAAAAGAGCAGGATCAGGGCGGCCGCGATCACGGGCAGCCGCCCAGGCTGAACAGGCCGGCGCCCCGCGAGCGGATGACGAGTTTCTGGCGGAACCGCATGCGCAGCGGTGCCGCCTGGGGCTGGATGTGGACCGCGATGCCCGATGGCGGGGCCGCGGTATAGACATGCAGCATCGGGCCGGCCATTGCCAGCGGTGCGGCCCCGTAGGTCTGGACGCTGGAATAGGTGGCCTGACTGCTGGAATACGTCATCGGTGCACCGGCATAAGTCACCGGCGCCAGGTTGGCGAACGAGGGCGGCACGGCGCAGACGCCGCCGGCACACTGACCGATCAGGAGCGAGGCGAAGAGGGTGATCATGAAAGGCGTTCTCCTTCGGCTCGACGGATATCGATGATGGTTTGCGCCAGGGTTTCCAGGTTGCTGATCCGCGTCGTCAGCTGCTCGACCCGCACCGAGAGCGCGGCGAACTCGGCGCGATCCTCGCTGATGATGCGGCCCTTGTGTTCGATCAGGGTGAACATCCGATCGACCTGGCTATCCAGTCGCTCGGCGAGTCGATCAGTGATCAGGGTCATACGATCGAGTAATTTGGTGAGGATGAACCAGCCCACGAGCAAGGCGGCCGAGCTCGATCCCAGGGCTCCCAGGATCGAGATGAGGGCATCGGTATCCAGGGCATCAGGCCCTCAGGCTCCGGGGCATCTCGTGGGGTGGGAAGGCAGCCGTGGCACTCATGGCAAAGCTATCCCGCTCGCCCAGGATCCGGGCCATGGTCGGCACGTCCACCCAGAAGCTCCAGGAGGGTTGGTCGAGGCCCAGTGGTCCGGTGGGCTGTGTCGGTCCCCAGGACTGGAGGATGCAGAACCCGGCCCGACCGGTGCAATCGGCGCGATAGCCGGCGCAGCACATGCAGTGTCCCCACTGGCCGGAGACTTGGCAAAACCCCAGCGAATCCCGCATCATCGTGAAGCCCAACCGGCTGCAAATCGGGATCGGATAGCCGCTCTGGATGGCGGCGATGGCCTCGTCGATGGTGGTGATCATGGCGGCATCGCCCAGCAGGTAGGCACCCTTCCAGGGCTTCAAGTCCTCGGGGATGCCTCGCCCGGAACCCCAGGCTTTGGCCCGCTGGCCGCTATACTCTTGCGGGCCGGCATCATCGGGCAGGTTGCCGTAATTAATCAGTCCGATGGTGGTGGCGGCCTGCGCCAGGGCACTGCCATAGCAGCCGTCGCCGCTCGAGCCCCACATCCCGGCACACTTGCGGCCGGTGCCGTACAGGGCCTCGGTGCAGGTGCGATGGACATCATCTCGGCTGATCTCGCCGCGGAAGGCCATGGCGACCTGGAGCAAATCATGTCCATGCCCCCAGCCGAACGAAGTACAATCGCCGATCTCCTGGGCGGGATAGTCGGGATAATCCGAATAGAGCTCGAGCCAGCACTTGTAGAGCAAACACGAGTGCTCGGGATCGGGCACCAGGTTCGGTCCGGCCTGGGCGATGACGGGGAGCGTTTGCGCAATGACATGTCGATGTGGATCATCGAGCCAACCGCAGAGCGGGCCGAAGTCATCAGGCATGGCGCATCGCCACCGAGCGGGCCCGGAGATCCCAGGGGATGCGGCGGACCGGCACGTTTCCCTGGGTGGAGGGGAAGGCCGGTTTGGGCGTGGGAGCGGGTGGCTGGGGTTGCGGTGCTGGTGGCTGAGGTTGTGGTGCCGGTCCCGGCGGCGGTGTGGGCCGATCGCCGGGTGGCCGGATCGTCACCACCACTTGCACGGTGGCGACCCCCGCAGGAATCGTGGCGAAGACGCCGATATCATACGACCCGGGTGGCCCGGAGAACAGGTAGACCCGGCCACCGTCGGCGGTGTAGGAGCTGACGAGCTGGGCCCCCGTGGTGCGGTCGGGGAAGCAGAGCCAGCCGGCACTCGTCGCCGAGCCCATCAGCCGCAGCCGGGCGAAGCCGTAGCAGGGGATCGACAGGTCACCCTGGATCTGGACGGGTACGTCGGGCAGGGGCGGCGGCTGGGGCTGAGGTGGCGCCTGGCCCGAGATGGCGGCGGCCAGGAGGCCCATCAAGGCCGCTAAGGTGCAGGTGGTGATCCGGGACCTCATGGGGACAAAAATCCCGGCGGGGAAGCGACGACCCCGCCGGGACCACCATCACGAAAGCCCTCTGCCGCCCCCATGATACCGGAGGTTTCCCTCATTGTCGCGGTCGATGTCGCGAAAAAATCCCGCCGGGGGACGACGAGGACCCCGGCGGGATTCCCACTTGCATCGAAAGGAGACATCCCGACTATACCGGGTCATGCCGTTTCTTGCCACGGGGGAGTTTGGGCTTGAACCTGGGTACCGGCGGCGGTGGGGTATCGTCGTCGTCGTCATCGTCGCCCAGGCCGGGGAATTCCTCGCCGGCGTCATGAACCTCGGTGTAAGCATACCGGCCGCAGTTAATCCGGAACTTGCCGGCGGGCTTCTCTAACCGATCGCCGCGCAAATCGTAGTGCGGATGGGGCGGGAATTCATCATCGACCACCTCGACCCAGGGGAGATCGTTGGTCTGCCGCTCGTGGGCCGCCGCTGCCCGCTCGGCGTCGACCTCGGCCTTGCGCGCCGCATACTCCCATTCCGCCGTGCGTCGCCAGTAATGGGTGCTTTGGGGGATGCCGTCGACCGTCCGAGGTTGGCGCCCGCCCTGATCGGCGGGACCCGAATCCTCACGGAGATCGTCGATCATCCCCCGCAGGATGGGGAATTCATTGGGATTTTGTCAAGAGCGCACTTCCGCGGGGGGCGGGATCACGGTGCCCGGCAGCAGGAACCAGCGGGTGGTGCCGGCCTCGATCTCGCGGACATCGCAGCCGCGGGGATCGGCGCGTTTCCGCTGGCGGCCGGCCTCGCAGCAGCAGTAGGCCAGGCCGGCGTGGATCCGGCCCTTGCGACCGTCGCGGTAGACGCGGACCGTGGCGCGGCCCTGGCAGAGCGGACAGAGGGTGGTGGTGGTGATGGACATGGGGGGGATCTCAGATGGGGTAAGGGGAACACATCGTGGTACACGGTTCGATGGTTGGCTCGGAATTGCAGGTTCCGGAGCCATCGGCGGAATCGGTGCATGGACCGACCGGGGGAGGAGCCGGTTGGCAGGGGATCGTATTGCCGGCATCGAGGCAGAGCTTGCGTTCGAGCAGCTCGAGTCGCGGCGTGGTGCGATGATGGCGGACGTCACGATGTGGATGCATGTTGTCGCTCCGATCGCTGGGCGTAGATGAGCTGGTCAAAGAGGATCCGGTCGGATGTGCCGAGATGGGCCTGGAAATCGGCGATCCAGCCCTCAATCGTCGTTTCGCGCTCGCCGACCTCGGCCTGGAAGACCAGGCCATGGATGCGGGCGATGAGCATCAGGGCTTCGCGGTAGCGTCGTTCGTCGGGCATGATGGGGGCCTCAGGGGGTCAGGCAACCCGATGCGTCGTTGATGCAGGGTGCGAGGTAGCGCGGCGGTGCCGGGGCCGCATCTGGCGGCGGGGCGAAGACATTGTCGGGGAGGATGGCGACGCCCGCCCCATCGAGGCAGAGCCGGCCTTCCAGCGATTCGAGACGGGGCGTGGTGCGGTGGCGGAAGTCTGTACGTTGGTTCATGATGTGTCTCCCGAGTGAGTGTCAGGACAGGGCGTCATGACAGAGTCTAGCCGTGCCGGCCGGCCGGTGCCACTCCCCTGCCCCGGGCGAAACGGTGGCGAAACGGTGGCGAAACGGTGGCACGACTGGCGGCACCGGCACGGTCGGCCGTCAGGCGGCTTTCCAGGCTCAAGGTGCGATTTCTGTAGTCTGGTCGGTAGATTCCTCGTCCGGGTCGTCCGGGACGTCAATTTCGTCCTGAGGAGTGTCGTGGGCTGAGGATTCCCGCCATTGACGTAACCGCTCAGCCCCGAGCTGACGTTGTTCGGGGCTGAGCTGGCGCCGGACGTAGGGTTGGAGTACTTCCAATACTCCATCCAGGCATTCAACTGGGAAAAGGACACGGATCTCGGCGTCACCTTCCTGATGCACCTTGACACCGGGCACTGATGCTAGCTTGCTTTTGAGGAGTCGACGATCGGTCCACGCCGCGAGGGTGTCCTTACCGTGAACGCTGACGAATCCTCGCTTACAGGCGATCCTGTAATACCACGCATGCTCGGCACGTGGTTCGCCTACGGCGGACGGATCGAGCGTGATGCGATATCGCTTGCCGAATTGCGCCTTGAGATCGATCATGAGTTGTCGCTCCGGAGAATGTTCCACGCGCCGATTGTCCGCGACGTGGAACGACTGGTAATCAACATTATGTTCGCTTGCGTCTGGATATGACGGTTGTATCGATCGTGCCGGCCTCGAAGGCGGCGCGGAAGAACGCCGAGCACTCGTCGCACACGACCTGGGTGCCCGACGGCGTGGGCCGGCGCAGGTCGACCGGCCAGAGCCGGCCGCGTTGCATCCGGAAGCCGGTCAGGCCCACCGGCTCGTGGAACTCGCGGCCGCAGGCCAGGCAGCGGGCGTGGAACGCGATCATGGCGGCAATCCCTCCATGGTCTTCTTGAAATCGATCTCCTGCTGGATCTCCAGGCGGTGGATCACGATCTCGCTGTCGGCCTCGAAGCCCAGCCGCACCTTGTCGCCGCGGATCTCGATCAGGGTGATGATGATGCGTCGCCCATCGCCGCACGTGACGACGATTTTCTCTTGGGCCTTGCGACTCAGGACCAGCATGGGAACCTCCGTGTCAGGCCGGGACGCTCAGAGCATGCCGCCGCCGTCATCGGGAGGGGCGCACTCATAGAGCTGGAAGCAAAAGCGATGCAAATTCACATACTCCTCTTTTGGGGGAAGGTACATGCCGACCCAGAGATCGCCCGGCAAGAGCCGATAGCGGGCCTGGCTGATCTCCAGCCAGGTCGGATCCCGCCTGGGATGGGCAATCGACAGGTGCCAGCGGCCGAATTCGCGGGTGACGATCACGGTGCATTCGCCCAGCCGATAGCACCGGAGAGATCCGGCTTGCTCGAGGATCCCTTTGGCTTCCGGGCCCAGCCCATCGCTGGACATTTCCGCCAGGGGCAGCGGCCGGGTGACGATCGCATCGGGGACGTGGGGCTCGGGTGGCATCATCGGCAGCTCGCGGCGTTCCTGGCGACGATTGCGATTATGACGACTCATGGATTTGTCCTCGGCTGTGGGCTGGCGGATCGCCGGGCATGGCGAAGAGTGCCGGCTGGACCAGGATCGATCGCACCGCGGCATCGAACCGCGATTCGAGGGCCTTCGACGCCTCGAGGTCGGTATAGCGGCGGGCGCGGAAGTAACGCTTCTGGGCCAGCCGCATGGCCTCGCCCAGCTCAGCTAATTCGATGATGCTCATGAGTCTTGCTCCAGCGGCAAAGGTTCGTCGCGGTCGTCGTCGTCGTCGTCGAGCGGCGGGTGTGATGGTGTGGGCTCCTCGGTCCAGTCGCGGTCGTCGTCCTCGTCGAGATCGATGTCGATCTCCAGGTCATCGTCATCGGGCGGATCCTCGTGGCTCATGGCGCCGGTCCTCCAAAGCGAGTCGCAAGCACCGATCGAGGAGTTCTCTCTCCGACCGCCGGCCGGACTGTTCCAGCCAGGCGATGATGCCGCCGCTGGCCATCGCTTCGGGCCCCTCGCGGCATAGCTGTTGACAGGCCCGATTCCAGCGGATGTGCTCCACCAGCCGCCCGAGCTGCTCCAATTCAAGATCGGTCACCATTATCGATCCTCCCTCCCGCCGCCGGGACGGCGCCCCCCTGCCCTTGGGCCGGGCCGGCATCGAACGGGACATCACCGGTAGGATCCTCGACCTGCCAGCGGCCGCGGCCGGCCAGCACGTCGGCGAGGTCGGGGATCCGCTTGCGGTCCTCGTCGCCGACCTTGGACCGCATCCGGCGGCCCATGGCACAGGTGCAGTGGGCCGACACCACCATGGCGAAGTTCAGCTTGCGGACCTGGCCACCGGCCATGGCATCGCGGAGCATGGCCCGGTGGCCGTCGTACTTGTGGTCGTACACCGTGACATAGCCGCCGCCCGAGCAGTGCGGGCAATCCCGCGACAGTCGCTCGGCCTCGGCGCGATCATCGGGCGGGCTGGCCATGGCTTGCGCCCGAGCCGATCCGATCAGCTTGAGTAGCGTCTCAAGATGTTCATCACACCAGAGCTTCTCGCCGGCGAATGCCTCGCCGAGTTGCTTCGACGCTGAGCGGGCCTCGAGCTCCGTCACCTTGGCATCTCGGAAGTGATTGAACCAATCACTCCAGAGCCGCCGCGCCGAGACGCTCTCCACTTCCGGCCAGCCGTCGCCGGGTCGCGAGGCCCGATGATCGGCCATGAATCCCTGGAGCCAATCCTTGATCAAGGGCACCTTGCCCTTGTCTTCCTGCATTTTCGTATTCCTCAAATCAAGGCGCACGAACTTCCGTACTCAATGCATCCTTACGACGACGATGCAATCCGTTGCTGCGATTGAAGCCTGATGATGTATTCTTGTGCGACCGAACCGGGTCGTTTCACGCAGGCATCGCCGCGATCCTCGCGTGCGCGCCCATCACGTGCGTGCGCAGGGGGGCTGCGATCCGAGCAAGGACCTGTGGAAGAAGGAAGTTTCCCTTCTGTAATCTGAGTATCTAATATCTGGGGCGTCACATTGGGCGAACATCGGGGCCCATTCCGGCGAACATCGGGTGAACTCCGGCGCTTGTTCGGGCGAACAACTGGCGCAACGTTCGCCGAACGTTCGCGTAATTCATCGGCCTCCCGCCGTCGGCGTTCGCGAAGCAACCTCATACGCTCCGCAGCTTTGGGATCGGCGGGCGCCTGTCGCTTCTCCCAGTTCCGCAGCTTCCAATCCTCGTCGATGAAGCCTTTGCGAATGAAGAGTCGCCGCGTCTCTTCCAGCTCCATGGCGCCGATGCGCAGCGCGCGCGCCAACTCGGTTTCGTCCAGCGTTTCGAGGTCGCCGGAACACTCCAGGCAGAACAGCATGACCAGCCGCCGTTGCATGACCTCCGGCATCGACTGGACCTTGGGATCGGTCGCAAATTCGCCGTAGAGTCGGAACCAGTTCATGGTGATCATCCGCTCATAGGTGGTGACTCAAAATGGACCGGACATCGGACCAACGATTGTAGACAAAATACGGTTGTACCGCAAGTTGACGGACCCCACTTGAGCGGCTATGATGTACGCGATGTCAGCAGAATCCACCAAGGGACCATCTGGCAAAAAGGGCGGGAGTCGATCGCGATGTCTCCAGTCAGGACCCCACTCGTCGAGCGGACCAAGCCGGTGCGGGTGGACATGACGGCGGCCGACCACTACGCCTTGCGGGTGGCCGCCGCCAAGGCCGACATGACCATGGCGGCGTTCGTCCGTCAACTCGTGCACAATGCCATCTATCCCCCCGCCGACCGCAAGGATCATCGGTCGGCCCGCACCGGCTGATCAGACCTGGGCGATGATCCAGTCGCGGCTCCGCCCCAGCACTTCGCCGGTGTAGTTCCAGAGGTCGCCCGAGTCGTCGGCGGCCGAGTAGACGCTGCCGTCGACCCGCTTCTGCCAGGTCACCTTGTAGCCGCCGCCGCAGATCTCCAAGCTGTGGGTGACGTCGCCGGTGGGCGCCACGGCGGTGAGGCTGGACTCGCTCGACGCCAGCTCGCCCACAATCTCGGTGGAGGCGCCGGGATCGAGTGATGTGAATGTCATGTTATCAATGGTAAACACCCAACTGATGATGTCCTTCGTCTCGACGATGGGGCGGCGATCGTTGGTGACGATGTTGCCCGTGATGATCTTGCCGCCCTGCTCCTGGCGGTAGTCAACGAAGCCGAATGTGCGACTCATGGTGATGCCTCCATTGGGAAAAGGTTCAGACCTTGGCAATGACCCAGGGATCGTTGCCGCCCAAGGTCTCGCCGGTGTAGTTCCAGAGGTTGCCCTGCATGACGTAGATGCCGCCGTAGATGCCCAGATTCGTGCCGGCGCACTTCTGCCACGAGATCATCGCCAGCGAAATGCCCAGGAACAGGTTGTTGGTCACGGGACCATCGGGGATGGCGATGGTGATCTCGGTCGGGCTGGCAATCACCTCGCCGACGATGGGATTGGCGCTGCCCGCCTCGCTCTTGTGGAAGGTGACGATCCCCGGGTAGTTGACCGACCAATCGACGAGGTCGGCCTCGCGGAGCATGCCTTGCTTGCCATTGGTCGTGATGCTGCCCAGCACATTGCGGCCGGCCTGCTCGGCCGGGTAGTTGACGATCTGGTACGTGATGTTCGCCATGCAAATCACTCCTCGATCAGAACCGATCGGACTTCCGACTTTCGACGCTCGCTTGCTCGTGAAACCGCGAATGGCAGCGTTGGCACAGGACAATGAGATCCTCGGGCCGCTCGCAGCCGATCCGCCCGTAGAAGCCGTGGTGGACCTCAAGCGGCAGATCCTGGTCAGTGAGCCCGCACACCTGACAACGATAGTTGGCGATCCAGAGCATCGCCGCTCGGATCGCCCGCCAGCGGTCGGACTGGAGGTAATCGCCGCCGTAGTCGCTCATCCCCATCGCCCCCGGAAATAGCTGGCGAACTCGAGCAGCCGCGCCAGCTTGTCGTCGATGCGCCGCAGCGCCTCCAGGGTCTCGATGATGAGTCGAGGATCCCATTCGGGGTCCCAGCCGATTCGATCCAGGTAGATCTTGACCCGGTCCACATCCGCCGGGTCCAGCATCAGCGGTTCCGGCGGGTCGGTTCGCTCGCTCATGGTGTGCCCTCCTCGTCCTCGCCGATGTCCAGCAGCATCAGCTCCACCAGCAACACGACGCCCGCCGCGTAGCTGCCCCAGGCCCAGACCACCAGGCACCACGTCGCGGCCTCCAGGTGGGTCATGCGATGTCCTCCTGCTCATCTTCGGGGCCGATGGAGTGAGCCTCCATCCCATCGAAATCCCTGGCAAGTCTGGGGAATTTCTTCCTCGCCCATCGGATCGAGACGAAAAGTTCCCCATCGTCATCGATGAATTTGGCGGTGTCATCATCGATATCGCCGGCGCCGATTTCAAACAGGGTTGCCGGGATGAAAAGGATACCATTGTCACCATTCGATGGAGGATCGGCTTGTGATGAGGATGTCAGGATCTTTATCCTCTTGACTCGACGATTCTTGCGGATGTTGGACAGGCTGCGGAGGGGGATATATTCCCCCAGCCGCATGCAATGAACATCCTGGGCCATGAGCGCCGCAAACTGGAGCGCGAAGTGAGGCCGACAGAACAGGTCTTCATCGCTCCATCCCGGATAGCTCGTGATGAAACGTCGAATGACAAGTCGTTCCCATTCCTGCCGGGGAATAGCGAGGCCGAGTCGGTCCAGTTCGGCCTCGATGTTGAATTTCGGCCAGGGGGAAGGAATCCCCCTGGCCCAGCCGGCTTCAAGATATCGCCTGGAACGACCCATCCGTGTCCTCCCCTTGATCCGGCTTCCGATCGCCGTCCGGAGACTCCGGCTGGCGTGAGGGATCCGCCTCGATCGATCGCGGGAACATGGGATGACGCTCCTCCAGCGCCTTATCCGCGGCATCCTTGGCATCGCGCCGTCCCTGCTCATTGACATCAATCGACAAATGGCCCAGATCGGTGAGCAAATCCAGATCGGCGATGCTGTTGCCGAAAGCGGAATTGCCGAACTTTGCACGCCGCTTCATCCAGCGATAGGCCGCCGGATGATTGATCATCCAGCGCGGCGGCAAGCAGATGAATCCCATCCCCTGGTTATTGGGTGATGCCAGCCACCATTCCCACAGCTTCGGATTGTAGACCTCATCCCAGATCGGCACGCTTCCATGCTCCAATCCGACCTTGATCATGATCGGTTTCCCGTCGTCATCCTTCTTGACCCTCATGGTCCGGATCGTGACCTTCTCCCCATTGACGAGGACCTCGTTCCCATCGCGATCCTTCTTGATCCGGAATACCTCCTCCATCGCATAGAGGGGCAAGATGTTGTTGCCCACCGGGATCATGAAGATCCTCTTGCGTTTCAGCGCCTCGCGGCGGAAGAGCTTGCCATCCTTCTGGAAATTCTGATTGATGTCGAATTCCCCTCGCAGCAGGAATCGCCCGTCACCAATGGTGGTCTTGAAGCCGTTGACGAGATTTCCCCACATGAGGACTTTCGCCAATCGATCGATCTGGTACCGATCGACCGCGTAATCCCACAGTTCTCCGATCACGCTCGAGCGAGTGCGCGCCATGATGACCTCCGTCCCAACTCGTGGGAACTTGTCGTCCCAACTTGTGGGAACTACTGGGAATCGTCGGATTGGAACACGTCTTCGATCTTGAGTTGCAGGCGCCGCCGCAGCGCCGCCGATGCCCGGCAGAGATTGCGCAGCAGCTTGGCATTGACCTGGCGATCATCCCGGAATGCCAGGACGATCGAGAGATTACCGGAAATGTCATCATCACCAAACAGGATATAGTCGAGCTTGTTGATGATGCTTTCGATGTAACCGTTGACGTCGCGAATCTCCCGTTCTCTGGGGATATTCAAGGCCGTCTGGACTTCGGCCCCGCGCTCGCGGATCGATTTCTCACTCTCACTGCCCGCACGGACACCTTCGCCCATCTGCCTGGCGTAGTTGCGCGGTTCAAGTTCCGCCGCCAACTCCTGCTGTTCGGCCTGTCGCCGAGCAATCGCAGCCTGATGTTCGAACCGATCTTTCTCCGCCTTGGTCCGAGCCTGAGCGGCTCGAGCTTCATCCGCGGCCGCACTCTGACGTTGTTCCTCCGCATTGCGTTTCGCGCTGTCGTGGATGCCCAGCACATTGCTGCACATCTCGTAAGCCTCTCTCACCTTCATCTTCCGAACATCTCGCTCCGTGATGAGATTGGCTTTCAGGGCTTTCAGTGCCAGGAAGCATGTCTCACAGACGAAATTCGGTTGGACGCAATTGCCTTTAGCTTTTCGGATCCATCCCAGGAATTTCGCCACCATGCTATGAGAAGGGTTCACAGCTGACTGTGAACCCTCTCGATTGTCGTACTTGCTCACATCAAGCTTGATCTCTCCTTTCTCGATGGCCTCCATGACGGACCGGACCGTCTCCAGTTGAATCCAGAATGAGGAGCCCCATTCCTCCTGATTCTCGTCGGCCATCATGCGCAGCATGGTTTCATTGGAGAGGTCGCGCACGATCAACTCGACGCATTCCTTCGGTTTCATCGCCTCTTGCAGGGCCTTGAGGCGATGATGGCCGAACGCGATCTCGATGCACCCATCATCGACGGGGCGCCCCACGATGGTTCCCCAGAATCCCGTACTGGCGAAGCTCCGCTTGAGAGCATCGATTTTCTCGCGCTGAATCGGGTACTCATCCAAGCGGCGGAAGGGATTCGGCCGCAGCTTGCCCACCGCGATCTTGCGTAGCATTGTTGATCATCCCCCTTTTGCGAGAAACGTGTTTCTGCCACCATGCAACGTACAATTCATCGAACGCATCCCAGTAGACATCCGGGGATGTCTCGTCGGCGCGAATGCGTTCCACAACGATGAGCAAGGCTTCCAGGGCCATCCCGACCATCTCTCGCGAACTGATGATCCTGCCGGATTCCTTGCTGGCCAGTTCACGTTCCTTGTCAAGTCGCTCCATCAAACCCGAAGGGATTTCAACCCAATCACTCCTCATGGTCATCCTTCTCCCTCTTGACCGGACCAGGATGATCCCGCAACCATTGGCTCATGGAACGGAGTAGGAACACCTTGAGTTGCTCGCGATGCTGGGAGTTGTCGGGTAAATGCTTCCCCAGGATACCGACACGAGCGAGACAGGCACCCATCGCGTTCAGGCAGAGATGGCCGTAGATGGGCTTGACCGCTTCGGGCCGCTCGTGCGGCAGCAGTCCATCCCAGATGGCAGCACACATCTCGATGTAGTAATCAATGACCTCAGCCTTGTCGAGCGGTTGAAATTCGCCGTTCGACAGATCATCGCCATTGTCCATCTCGCTCCCTCTGGGAGCTTCTCGGATGGTCAGTTCGTAGCATTCGATCATGTCGAACGCTTCGGCCACGCAATTCCAATCTTGCATCTCCATCCCGCAGCGCAAGGCTTCCATGGCCGTTCGCATCCGGATGGGGGCCGGACAATCTCCCGGTGCGCCAAACCCCATCTGATGATCAATCGCATCGCGCTCGCGATTGGTCTTGCGCGCCCTGGTCAGGAGTTTCCGGAATCGAGGATATTTGCCTTTGTCGTCGCCCCAATCGCCGTACTTGACTGCGCTTTTGTCAGGCATCATCGGTCGCTCCCTTCGTGATCGCGTCGCGTACTCCAGAACACCACCAGCCCCAGCCCCACCGCGGTCGCCAGCATGACCCAGCCGGCCGGCTCGGGCACCGCCGCGGCGGCCGACGAGAAGCCGAAGTACACCAGTTGCTGATGGTAGTTGCCCTGCTCCGTGCCGGTGACGTCGGTCAGGCCGGCCAGGGACAGCGGCAGCCCCTGGGCATTGGTCGGCCCCAGCAGGCCCTGGAGCGTCACATCGATGCCATCGACCCCATCATTGGCCGAGAACCCGATCGAGGTCACGCTGATGGACTCTTGCACCGGACTCCACATCCCGCCGGCCGGGCCGTTGACCTCGAGTGACATCGACCGCACCCCGCCCGAATCGGGGTCGTAAAAAAGCGAGAATTGGCCCCGAGCCGAGAAATCGATCAGGCCCGTGCCGTGGATCGGGTCGGAGCCCCACTCACCCCGGCCCGCCACGTCCCAATGATAGAACTGGGTGCCGGCCTGAATCGGCGAGCACCACAACCACAAGCACACCGCCACCATCGGCGTTGTCCGCCATCCTAACATTCGACAATCCTCTTTCCTTGGTTGGAGAGAAGCCCTCGCCCCCCCCGATTGCAGGTACCGGTAAACCGGGGAGAACACCTCCCCGGCCGCGGGGCGAGGGTGTCCGCATCACTCGGCCTCGGGCTCGGGCCCGGGGCCAGTGCCCAGCGATTCGGGCAGGGCGATATCGCTGGTCATGTCCTCGTGCGGTTCGATGTTCATGGCCTCGAGCTGGGCCCGGGCCTTGGACATCAGGTAGGACCAGACGTCTTCCTTGAATTCGGCGTTGTCCTGCTGCCAGCCGGCGATGATGGCCATCGCCACCCGCTCGCGGTCGCGGGTGCCTTTCAGGCCGATCACGCTCGCCTCATCGAGCGTCCCGGACTCGATCCAGCGCGACACTAGCCAGTTACCGATCTGGTTCACGCTGCTCACCAGGGACTTCATGTCCGCTTCCCGGCCCTCGAGCACCAGCAGGGCTTCGAGCTTCCGCTGGGCCACCTCCAGGGCGCGTTGCATCCAGGCCCGCACTTCGGAGATCGTCTGCGCCTTGGGCTCGTAATTGACCGGATGCTCCAGCGCCTCGCCGGGGGGCCGCTCCAGCGCCATCGGTGACACGATCTCGGCGCCCGCAAGATCGCGGATCTCGGTCTCGTCGAGCATGCCCAGCCCGCAGGCGGACAGCACCGCCCGCCGCTTGGCCTTGGTGATTGCCTTCATGATCATGTTGGCCGTCTGCTCGCCCGAGAGGCCCTTGGACAGGGGTACGGCCGCCAGATCCTCGACGATCTGGCCACCGGGCAAGGTCGCCTGGACCTCGACGATATACATCCCGGTCAACTGATCGAAGCCCCGCTTGGTGATCCGCATCGAGATCTTGCGATGAGAAATCAACTGGTCGCTGGTATTCTTGGTGGCATAGAGCACCAGCCGGCCATTCAGGAGCAGATACTGGAACGGCTGGCTCCGTGGGTCCAGGCCCGCGGCACTGCAGCGCATCTGGTAGAATTCCAGCCGTTCGCGCTGTGACAATCCCGACAGGTCGCCATTGATCAGCGCCTTCTCGATGGCCTCGCTCTGCGTCATCCCGGCACCGTTGGCCTTGATCTCAGTCGTCATCGTCGTCGTCCTCCTTCTCTTCCCTCGCCAGATCGATCAGCCGTCCTTTCTCCGCCATCACTAGCACCACGATCCGGGCGATCTCGTCGGGCCGCAGCCCGACCTTGATCAGCTGCTTCACCAGCACCTTCCATTCGCCGTCGGTCAGGGCCCCCTGCTGAATCGCCGTCATCAGCCGGGCCAGCCCATTGAACAGCCCCCGCTCGGATTCCCGCGGCTTGTCGGTCATCATGAGCAGGTCGCCTCCCAGGTCTTGTAGGTCTCGCCATGGCAATTCCGCAGGATCGAAGCGGCCTCGTGCCGCCGCGACGGCAGGACCTCCGCCACGAAATGGCAGACGATGGCCCAGTCGATATCTTCCTCGTACCAATGCTCGGACCCGGTGAAGGTCGCACGGCGAAAGACTTCGGGGATCCGCCCGAGCGCGTCACCCCGCACATACAGGCCACCGTGGCCGGCGGTGGTCACCCAGTAGACCTGGCCGAAGATCAAGGTCTCGATCTGCTGGGGCGGCCCCCAGGGCGTCTCACGCAGCTCGTCGAAGGGATTCATGCCTCGATCCTCCCCGCGTAAGAGTCGCGGTCAGGCTGATGGCTCAGGGCGACCGGCCAGGGCTCGGGCCGGGCCTTGGGGAACGCCCCGTACATCTGGTCGGCCAGTGCGTCCCGCACCAGTGGGCCGGCGCCGTCGCGGACCAGCCACCCGGCCAGGGCCTCGAAGATCCGCAGCATGGTGCCGCGATCGCCCTCGATCTCGACGCCATCGATCGTCAGCACCGGCACGCCATCGGGATCATTGGGTGCGCACCGGGTGCGGCAATCAATCACGTAATCCATCGCACTGTCATCGCAGAGATCGAGCTTTACACTGTACATCGTTTCCTCCGTCGCTTGATCGGTGGCGGGCCGCCCGGCCGCATCTTGTCCACCTGCGCCTTGACCCGCTGGAAATCCGCCTGGCTCATCAGCCAGGCACCGGCATTCCACTTGAGCTGGATCCCCAGCCCCCACACCACACCCTTGATCGTATCCTGATAACAGCCCAGTTCCTTCCCCGCCTGACGCAGCGAATAGACGTCCACTTCCATGTCATCCTCCTTTCATTAGGAAGAGCCTTGTAAAATCGTCTAAAACAGATCTTATACGAAATCACCGCCCCGTCAAGAGTAGCTTCGGAAATTTTTCTTTCAGGCTTCGTGACACTCTGCCGGGGATAAATCCCCGCAACTTCTCGACTCTTCCGTCGTCGAGCTACAGGCGTCCGTACCTGGCCAGTGTCCTGGCATCTACGCATAACCTCTTGCGAGGATACGATACTTGTCGAGGTCCAGTCCGCTGAGAACCCCGCTGCCGTGCTGTGCACCGCAGGGCTTGTGCGAACATCCCTCCCGCCAGCCCTCATCTCGCGACGATGAAACCGCGGGTCGTCCTTCGTTCCTCCCTGGTTTTACGCCGGAGAGGTCTTTCCCCCGGCAACCGGCAACCACGAGTTTTCAAAGAACTACCATTGATACGGCTGGATGCTTGTGTCGTGACCCAAATCGGGCTGAAGCCCCAGGAAAGTTAGCACGCCTAACCACTGGGGTTGAAACCCTGAGGTTTGCGGCGGGCTAAAGCCCTTGAGGATGATCAATCTCCAGCTCGGGATCGTCGAGTGCCAGGGGCGAGCCCGGGCAGCCGCCGCAGGGGCCGGGGGCCGCGGGCAGGGCCGGCAGGGGGATGGGATGGGCCGGCGGCGGATCGCCCAGGTCGCCGGCCAGGGCCAATACCCGTTGCCGCCACAATTCGCAATCGGGATGGACGGCGGCCGTGAGCAACCGGTACCGCTCATGGCCGGTGTGCGCGATCAGGCGATCCAAGGCTTGTTCCCAATTCATTCGGTCACGGTCCAGGTCACGGGACCGGGATAGATCGTGGTGAAGGTGCCCGAGGCGACTGGTGCCGTCCGGCTCCAATTGAGCGGTACCGCAGCACTGATGGTGCACGTCCCGTAAGCATTCGAACCGTCGGGATCGCCGGTATTGGAGCTGTGCAAGGTCAGCGGATTCACCAGAGGACCGGCCGTACTCCCCACCACGCAGGGATTGGCCACCGGATCCGAGGGCATGACATAACTATTATTGGAGAACGACGTGCCGAAGCAATAACCGCAATTTCGCGTGTCCCAATTCACCGACAGCTGGCCGCAGGCATGGAGCGTATAGCGGATGGTGAACGTGGTCGTGGGCGGACAATCCCAGCTGACCGGGGCCGTGAAGGTCACGGTCAGGGTGCCGTAGAACCACTGGTTGGCCGCATCATAAGTCAAGGTGGTGCCGCCATAGTGCGAATCGGTCAAG